CGTTTTCCAGCCCCGACACCGTTGTAGCCGGCCACTTGATGTTGTAGCGCGGGACACTTGATTTTGTAGCAGCTAAAAAATCGCGATTCAGCCCCATCCTCCTTCGCGGCGCCTGTTCAACACCGCCCCGTGATGATCAGCTCCGCAGCCCTGGTGCCCTTGCCGCCGGATATCGCGTAGGTGGTGCTGACCGGCTCCATGCGAGCCCACCCATATAGCGACCGCACCTCCGGAACGTCATTCATCGACAGTATGAAGGCCCCTCGAAGGTTCTTCAACGCGGCGCTCAGAACACCATGATCGCCCCGCTCAAACATGGCGGGACCGTAGTCTCGTTCCGAGCCCCAATAGGGTGGGTCGATGTAGAACAGGGTCGCTGGCCGGTCATAGCGTGTGATGAGGTCGGCCCAGGGGAGGCATTCGACAATCACCCCCGCCAGCCGTTCGTGGATTTCCTCGAGCACGGGAGCGAGCTTCGTCACGTCAAATCTCGCCGACGACGAAGGTGAGACGCCGAACGACCGCCCGGACACGATGCCGCCATAGGTCGTTCGCTGCAGATAGAGAAACCGGGCGGCCCTCTCCAGGTCGGTCAGTGTCGTGGGGTCGGTCTTGAGGAGGCGATCGAACTCGCGCCGGCTGGTCACCTGATAGCGCAGCATCTCCAGGAACGGAGTGTAGTGTCGCTGAAGGATGCGGAACAACGTGGCGATGTCCCCAGAAATGTCGTTGATCACCTCGGCCGGCGACGCACTCGGCCGGCGGAAAAAGACGCCGCCCATGCCACAGAACGGCTCAACATAGGTGTGGTGGGGGATTGACTCGATGAGCGGCACAAGGCGCCGTGCGAGGTTCCTCTTTCCACCCAGGTATGGCGCCGCCGTCCGCACGCGATTGACTGGCCGGCGCTCCGGACCTCTTTCCATTGATCTCGGTCGTGTCAAAATCACCCGCCGCTCGATGAGCGGCGGCGGGATGGCGTTGAGTCTCTTGGCGCCGCGCGGGGTCGATGGTTGGTCGCCTGGCCCCGCGGCCGGGGCGTGAACACGCTCCGGCCCCGTCCCTCGATCTTCGTCCTGGTGCTGCGCAACCTCCTTGTGGTGGCGTCGTCGCTCAGCCGAGCTCGGCGACGACCGTGAGCGGGAGATAGCCGCCCGACGGCCACGTCGCCACCTCGCCGGTCGCGAATGTCACCTCCCACTCGACCAGGTAGTTGCCAGGCGTGTCGAGATCGCCAGCCGTCATCTCGTACTGGATGTTGCCCTGGGCCGGATCGCCGACGATCGTCGCCGGCTGGTCCACCTTGGCGGCGGCGGAGGTCTTGGTCGCGCGCATGATGAACCTCGCGGTGGCGCCGGTGAGATCGACCACGGCGCCGTCCGATATGAGCTGGGACCTCACGGGGTACCCGACATCGCCCTGCTTGACCCTGAGGGGGGTGGTCGCCATCGGTCACTCCTGTGATCAGTTGAGCGTCGCGATCCGCGACGGCCCACCGAGCGTGGTGGTCCGCGCCGGCCCATCGAGCGTGGTGGTCAACGGCAGGTCGAGCGCGAGCGCGGCCAGCACGAGGGCGAGCGCGCTTTCGCTGTCGGCGGCGAGACCCAGCGCGACGGCGCGCCGGGCGGCGATGGCGAGCGCGGCTCCGGTCTCCGCCGCGAGCCCCAGCGCCCTTGCCCGGGCGATGGTCGCTCCCGGGGCGAGATCGCTCTCGGCCGCGAGAGCGAGCGCGAGCGCCCGGGCGATGGTCGCGGCGGGCGCCGCGTCACTCTCGCCCGCGAGGCCGACGGCGACCACGATCTGGCCGGCGAGGCCGAGCGCTATATCGCTCTCGCTCGCGAGCCCCAGCGCCCTTGCCCGGGCGATGGTCGCCGCGAGCGCGGCGCCCGTCTCGCCGGCGAGGCCGAGGGCGACGACGAGCTGGGTCCCGAGCGCGGGCGCGGCATCGCTCTCGGCGGAAATGCCAACGGCCCTGATGCGGGCGATCGTCGCCGCGAGGGCTGAATCCGCCTCGCCGGCGAGGCCGACCGCCCTCTCCCGCGCGATCGTCGCCGCCAGCGGTGAATTCGCCTCGGAGGCAAGTCCGACCGCCAGTCTCCTCGCCGCGGCGACCGCGAGCGCCGCGTCGGCCTCGGCGGCAAGCCCGACCGGCGTTCCGCCACCCGCCGTGGTGAAGATGCTGACGCCACCCGAGCCGACGTTCGTGTCCGAGGCCCATGAGAACGTCAGGTCCTGCGCCCCGGTGAGTCCGGCGGCCGACCACTCCAGGCACACGGCCATGGTAAAATTGCCATCGACGCTGGTGATGTTGGCGCCGCCGGCAATGTCGAATTCCATGCTGGTTGGGTTGGTCGATGAGTTCTTCTTCAGCATCGAGAAGGCGAAGACGAAATTGTCGCTGGTTCCGGGGTCTCCGGTCGAGCCCAGCCCGAACGACGAGGCCGGCGTGTCATCGGCGGTATTGCCGATCGCTTCCTCGGCCGCCAGCGTCCAGTCGAACGCGCCGTCGGCCGAAAACTCGACCAGTCCCGCCTTGAACGCCCCGCTGGCACCAACCGCCAACGCGGACATGGTCAGTGCCGTCGACAGATCGGCGGCCACGACTTTCCGGCACCAGACCGCGAAGCTCCTGCGGTCTGTCGCGCTGTCGGCGAGGTCGAAATCCTGCTCGAGAATGCGGGTCCAGACGCCGCCGTTCTGGTCGCTGAAAGTAAAGTTCGACCAGCCTTGCCCGCCACGCTGGCACATGAAGAAGAAGAGCTGATTGTCGGTGCTGCCACAGACACTGCCCAGTGTGACGGACCCGGCCGAGACGTAACCGGAAAAGACGTGCTGCTGCCTGGTGAAATTCGTCACTTGACCCGCCCCCAGCCATGCCCGAACGGCACGCCGATGCTCTCGCCCTCGGGCAGCCTCAGGCGGACCATCTTCATCGCCCTGCCCGACACATCGCGGCTCTTGGCCCCCTCCCCGGCGTCGATCGCGAGCCGGGCCTCGCCCGTGTGCTCCACGCCGGCTCCAAGCCGGCTTCCGGCGACCGTGTTGGTCGTCTCGATGGCGACGATCCCGAGCGTCGCGTCGTCGAAGACCACCGCCATGGCGACGGTGCCGGCCGCGCCCCGCTCGCGGGCGATCTCCTGCCTGACGAGCGCCATCGCGCCTACGACGCCCTGAGGATGCCGGCGGCGTTGAACTGGGCGATGAGATCGTTGCCGTCGGTCGTCACCGCGAAGTCGTAATGGGCGAGCGGCACGATGTCGGCGTCGGTGCCGGCCGCGGTGTCGGCGTCGTAGCAGACGAGGAGCTTGGTCAGCGTGTTGTTCGCCGCGCCGCCGGCGGCGGTCCAGGTCTGGTCGCCGAGGTCGACATCGAACCGGTCGTTGGTGTCGTCCGGCGCGAACGCCAGCGCGGCGAGATCGGTGTCGGTCAGCACCTTGCGGGCGTAGTTGGTGAAGTCGGCCTCGGTGGTGCCGGCGGCGCCGAGAACCGCGCCGAGGTCGTCGCGGTCGATCAGCGCGGCCTCGGCCTCGTTGGCCTTCAAGAGCACGACGACGAGCGCCGAGGCCGCCGGGTCGTTGGCCTTGACCCGGTTCCACAGCTCGATGATCCGCCCCTTGGCGATGTTGAAAACTCCGTCTGCCATGTCGGTGATCTCCTCGGTTGGTTGACGCTCACGACGCGGGAACGCCGCACAGCATGTAATGGATGGCGATGCGCACCTTGCCCCCGGAGAAGTTCGCGCCGTTGGCGGTGAGCCGGACGGAGGTCGCGGCATAGAACGCGGTCGGGCCGATGACGCCCGAGTTGGTCGAGCCGGCGGCGACGCCGAGCGTCGCGCCGAACTTGGCCACCTCGCCGGCGATCCCGCAGTCGTAGGACGTGGCCCCGGTCACCGCCTCGGTCGTCCGCGTCGAGACCGCGAACACGATCGCCCGGTCGGGGATCTGGACGCCCGAATCCACGAACGCGCCCGACGCGACCGTGATTTCCTCCTCGACGACGTGGAAATCGATCGTCGCCTCGCTGGCGCTCGCGGCGATGGCATCCAGCCAGTTGGTGCCGTTGTGGGTGAGGATCCGGCCCTCGTCCGCGACCCAGGCGCGCCAGCCGGCGCGGGGGGCGAACACCGCCCAGACGCCGTCCTGGAAGGCGACGACCTTGCCATCGTGGCCCGACCAGGCGCCGGTGGCGCCGGCGGCGACGATGTAGCGATCGCCCTCGGAAGGCGCGCCGGGAGGCGCCGCGAGGTCGCGGTCGAGAACAGCGAGCGCGACCAGCGCGTCGAGCCGCAGGAGCGCGTCGTTGTGGGTGACGTGCTTCTGCGCCTGGCTGGCGGCGAGGAGGGGAAGGACGAGATGGGTGGTATCGACCATGTCAGAGCTCCACCGGTAGCGGGAAGGCGAGGGTTCGAGAAAGGGCGATGCCGCGGCCGAAGGTCGCGCTCAGCTGATAGACCTCGAGATCGAGGGTCGCGGGCGCGGCGAGCGGCGCGCCCCAGTCGGCGGTCTGCTCGGCCGCGGTGTAGGTGGCCTGAGGCGTCGTCGTCGCGATCGTCCGCACCACCACGCCGGAATCGAGAATGTCGACCTCGTAGGCCTCGCTTTCCTCGGCGAGGGGAACATCGACCTGGTCCCAGCTGTCGCCGCCGATCCGCGTGCGGCGAATCCACGAAAGCGAAATGTCGCTGCTCCCGTCCGGCCGCACCGCGTCGAGCCGGGACGGCGACAGCGGCCTCAGACCCACTCCGGCGAAGGCGCGCGTGACCTCGGTGAAGCTCTGGTGATCGTGACCGTAGGGCGCCGGACCATGGCGGTAGGTGATGTCGATCAGCCGCTGATCGTGGGTGAGATCGAGGACCTCCAGGGCGTCGGCGTCGAGAAGGACGACGCGGGCGCCGGCGGCGACCGGATCGCGCATCTCGGTCTCGGTCCCGAGCTGGCCGCGCAACAGCTGGGTGAGCCGGTATTTGCGCGTCGCGAGCAGCGTCGCGGTGACATACTGGACGATTTCCCAGCCGCCATCGGCGTTCTCGATCGCCAGAACATTGCCGCCGGCGAGCACCGCCCGCTCGTCGGACGAGGACAGCTGCGATGTGTAGAGCTGAACCTCGATCGCGCTCGCCCGGTCCCAGCGCCAGACCGGCCCAGAGGCGAGAGGCTCCGTGAGCTCGCCGATCACCGCCTGGTTGGCGATGGAATTGATCAGCTGGAAGCCGCCGCCGGGCTGGGCGCGGTAGATCGCGACCTCGCCCGGCCACGGCAGCTGATGGGCGGCGAGCCGCGGGGCATGCGGCGCGACCTCGGCTCCCGGCAGCAACGGGATGTCGAGGAATTCGACCGTTGTCGGCCCATAGATCGTGACCGGCCCGATGGTCGGGTCGCGTCCGGTCGCCTCGGCGACCTCGCCCGGAACCCGGCCGCCGACCTCGGTGAGTTCCAGGACACGGGAGAGACCCGCGGAAATGCGGCCGATCTGCATCGCCCTCGTGCGCCCGCCGAGGGTGATGTCGACAACGTCGCCGGCGTCGAGGGCGAGGCGCGACGGCGGCAGCGCGGCGGACGCGGCCTCCCGGTTGATCCAGGCGGCCTGGACCATGGCATCGGCGAGCCCGCGCGCGTAGTCCTGCGCCAGCACCACCGGAAGCTGGACCTCGACGACGCCGAGGCTGCCGCCGACGAGCTTGCGCCCCTCGGCGGCGCCGGTGAGGTAGCTGCGGCCCTCGTCGATGAAGGTGACGCGCACGGTCTGCGGAAGCTCGCTCTCCTGGGCGCGCGTCACCTCGTAGGGCGAGGCCGCGTCGCCGCCGAGGGCGAGATCATCCTCGGCGAGCGACAGGGCCGCCGGCTGGCCGCGCAGCCGGAAGACGAGGATCGCGCCCGACTCGAAGGCGTCGAACTGGAACGCCCGCATCAGGGTTTCGAGCATCGCCCGCGGCGTCATCACCCGGTCGGCGACGAACCCCTTGACCGTGGTGTTGATCCCGTAGAGGCCGGTCACGTCGATCGCCGTCAGCCCGACCAGGCCGCAGATCAGCTCGACGAGGCGCGCGAGCGACAGCTGGCCGAGGCGGCCGGTGAGCCAGTGGCCGAGCTCGTAATTGGGCGCGTCCGACCAGACGTCGGCCCGGAACGGGAAATCGGGATAGGGCCGCGCGTCCCATGTCCAGGCGAACATGCGGGCGGTGTCGATCATCCGGTCCGAATAGACCGACGAGATCGGGTTGTTGCCCCCGGCCGGGTCCCAGTAGCGCAGATGCGCCTCGAGATAGCGGCGCTGGATCAGATCGTCGCGCCGGCCGCTCGAATAATACGGCAGGGCGCTTTCCGACGACTTCGGATCGACGAACACGTTCGGCTGGTTCGCGCCCTTGTCGACCGCCGGGCAGCCGAACTCGGTGAACCAGACCGGCTTTCCCTCGCCGGTCCAGGCGGTCGGCGTCCCGGATTCGACGCCGGCCGGGCGGTCGAAATGCTGGTTCAGCCACCAGCCCCTGATGTCCTTGTCGCGGAACACCCAGGGCTTCGAATAGGCGGCATCGGTGATGGTGGTGCGCGTCTGCGCGTCCCGGGCGGCGGTGTCGACGTAGAACCAGTCGAAAAACTCGCCGCCCTCGATGTTCGCCTGCAGATAGGCGAGATCGTAGGTCGAGGTCGGCCCGGCCGGATCGTAATCGAGGTGGGCTATGCCGTCCCGCCAGTCGGCGAGCGGCAGGTAGTTGTCGATGCCGACGGCGTCGATATTGGCGTCGGCCCACAGCGGATCGAGGTTGAAGTGGACATCGCCCGAGCCGTCATCCGGCCGGTGGCTGTGATACTCCGACCAGTCGGCGGCATAGGTGAGCTTCGTCGAGGCGGCGAGCACTCCGGCGAGATCGCCCGCGAGGGTCGCAAGCTCGCCGACCGCGGGATAGGCGCTCGCCGACGAGCGCACGCCGGTGAGCCCGACGAGCTCGGATGCGATGACGAAGCCGTCGACCCCGCCGGCGGCCTCGCAGAGATGGGCATAGTGAAGCGCCATGCGCCGGTAGCCCCATTCGCCGGCGCCGCCCGACCAGTCGACCTCCTCTCCGGTGACGGTGAAATCGCCGGCGGCGGCGGCGCCGAAGAACGAATCGACCTGGCTCGCCGCCGCGGCGGTCTTGTCGACCGTTCCCGGCTCGCCTGGCGCCGGGTCGCAGGTGATGCGCCCGCGCCACGGGAACGCCCCCTGCTCGGGCCCGCCGTAAGGGTCGGGAAGGCCGTTGCCGGCCGGAATGTCCATGAGGACGAACGGGTAGAAGATCACCTCGTGGCCGCGCGCCTTCAATTCCTTGATCGCCTCGACCACGACATGGTCGGACGGCGTGCCGCCATAGACCGGGCGGCCCTCGCCATCGACGGATACGGTGAGCGCCGCGGACCGCACGACGCCATTCACCCGCCACGATGCCGGCGTCACGGTCTTCGACGCGACCTCGACCCTGGGGCGGACGGTGCAGCTTCCCGCGCGCAGATCGTCGCCGAACCAGGCGACCACCAGCAGAACCGCGCCCAGATTGGGGCAGATCTCGCCGAGCCGGTCGAGCGAGACCTCGATGTCGGCGACGCCACGGCCGTTGTTCATGTTCTCGGCCCTGGCGTCGGTCTCGTTGCCGGTCTTCACGTGGATGGTGGTGGCGTAGACGAACTCGCCCGAACCGGGGATCAGCGTCACGGCCTTCAGGAGCTGCTCCGCGTCGAGGCCGCCGCTCGTCGGCTTCATGATCTCGGCGGTGATCTGGGGAATGCGGTTGCCGAAGGATTCGAGCGGCATCTCCTCGAACACGAGATAGGAGACGCCCCGATAGGCCGGGACGTTACCGGCGCCCTCGACGGTCTCGATGAAGGAATCGGGCGTCTGGGTCTCGGTGCCGCGATGGAACCGCCAGGTGAAGCGCGACAGGTCGAGCTCCTTGCCGTCGGCCCAGACCCGGCCGAGGGAGGCGGCCGGGCCCTCGCAGAACGCGACCGCGAATGAGCAGAAATAGTGGTAGGTCGTGGTGTTGGTCGTCGTCGAGGAGGTCTGGGTCGACCCCCCGCCGCCCTTGCCGCCGCTCGTGGTGGTGGTCGTCGTGGTCGAGGTCGTCTTCTTGACCTCGCGGAACCTCGTCGCCCAGATCATCTCGCCGCCGAGCCGCGAGCGGCCCCACAGCCGGCTCACCGGCGCGCCCTCGGTCGAGGCGGTGATATGCATTTCCCGAAGCCGCGGTCCCTCGCGCGCGACGACGCTCGACGATGAGACATCGCCCCGGCCGAACAGCGCCCGATCGATGAGATTGCCGGCGACCGCGGCGCCGAGACCCAGAAGCGCGCCGCCGACCCCGGTGATCCCGGTCGCGCTCACCGCCGCGGTCAGGACCAGAGTCGCCATCAGAGCGCCCCTCGCGGCGCGACGGCCGCCTCTCGTCCGTCTTCGCGATCGAGCCCGGGAAACCGGAACGCGGCGGCCAGCCGGCGGTGCCACCACTCGCCCATGTGCACCTCGACGACGGCGCGGCCGGTGTATGCATGGATCATCCGCGCGCCGCCGGTATGGATCGCGGCATGCTTGACGAGCGCGCCCCGGCGCAACCGGAACAGGAGCACGTCGCCTGGCCCGATGAATTGGCGCCAGTCGCCGGTCATTTCGACCAGATGCCGCCGCGCGGCTTCGAGCATCGTCTCCTCGCCCCTCGCCTCGGCCCAGTCCGGCGAATAGGGAGGCGGCGACTCCGCCTCGATCCCCGTGACCTCGCGCCACACGCCGCGGATGAGCCCGAGACAGTCGCAGCCGACCCCCTTGAGGCTCGCCTGGTGATGGTAGGGCGTTCCGATCCAGCTCCGCGCGGCGGCGACGATGATGTCGTCGCGGTTCACCGGAACAGGCTCCCGCCGTCGAGGTCCTTCTCGCCCCGGTTCGGATAGGACTGGACCACGTCGTTGCCCGGCATGTGGGGAAAGCCGCGGAAGTTCACGACATTGGAGAACTTCGCCTTGCAGACGGCGAGCGACTTGTCGCAGCCGGCGGTGACATCGAAGGTGTCGCCGGCGCCGATCGGGTCCGGCGGCGCCGCCCACAGCACCAGCGTGACCACCGAGGTCAGGTGATGCGCCTTGACCTCGAAGGCGAGGCCGGAATTGGGGCCTCCGGTCCAGATCAGCCTGCCGCCGGTGAACCAGCCGTCCGCGAAGGCTCCGAGGCCCGACGCGACGATGGCGAGGCCGTCGCTCGCCGTCACCGTTCCCGATCCCTTGAACGCCGGGTCGTCGAGGTCGACGGCGCAGCGGGCATCGCCGAGATCGGCGTCGCAATAATACTGGTAGGTCCGGCCGGTCGCCTGGGCGAGCACATGGACGATGGACCTGATCTCGGCCTGGAACGCGGTCCTGCCGCGCCGCACCTCGCCGATCGATCCCGCCATGAGCGTCACCCGTTCGGAGGGATCGTCCCAGTTGACCGCGATGATTTCGAGCGCGGCGCCGTCGTAGTGGCCGCGCGCGAGATCGTCCTCGGTGATCGCGGCCGAAGAGAGGGCGCCGGACGCCTCGAGGCCGTCGACCGCGAGGCCCAGGGAATGCTCGATCTCGCTCGCGGTGAAGCCGCTCGCGGCCTTGTAGGTCACGCTGTCGAAGGTGATGTCGCGGTCGTGCTCGGTGAAACCCTGGACCGCGCTGTCGGCGCGGGTGACCTTCCAGCACAGCGCGACCGTCGTGACACCCGTGTCCAGCATCGCCTGGAGCCCGGCGCCGATCGCCTTCACGGCTCAGACCTTGAGCTCGACCAGCGGGATCGACGGAATATCGCCGATCGGCCCGCGGATCGTGAGGTCGAGGGCGGCATCGAACCTCGCCGGAACGTCGAACTCGTAGCCGGCGGTGATCTGGGCCGAGGCCGGCGGCGGCGAAGTGAAGGTGACGACCCCGGTCGCGGTGTCGACGGTGAAGTCGACCCCCTCGGTCTTCGCCACCGCGTCGACGGCGACGACGACCGTGCCCGCGACCGGCTTTGCGATCTTGCGCGCGAAGCTGTGGGCGGCCACGGCGTAGGTCTTGACGAGCTGGAACGCGGCCGTCGCGCCGTCGCCGGTGCCGATCACCTGATCGAGGTCGGTCGGCGTCGCGGTCGGCGACGCCGACCGGTAGTCGGTCCAGTCCTTGAGGCGGAAGCCCCTGAGGCGCCCCATGGCGGCGAGGTAGAGCGTCTGGACCTCGTAGAGCTCGTCGAAGTCGCGGACGCCGTACTTGGCGTCGTACCGCCTCAGCGGCGCCGACCAGGGCGAGTTGCGCTCCTCGAAGCCGGACGCGAGCGCCACGACCTCGACCAGCCAGTCGGGGCCGCCGACCGAGCCCCACGAGATCAGGGTCGGGAAGCGAACGTCATCCATGAACGAGGTGTCGACCATCTACCGCCCGGCCCTCAGGTGTGACGCTCCGACCGCGCGATCAGCCGCGCGGCGCCGCGAGCCACCTGGCCGCGGTGCTCGGCGAAGGCGCGGGGGTTGGGAGTCGACACATAGAAGTTGTTGACCGTGGCCGGGGCGCCGGCGCCCGCGGGCACCGCGAAGGCGCCGGGCCCGCCGCCCCAGATCGGTTCCGGGCCCGCCTCGCCGGCGACGTACCAGCGGCCCGGCATCAGCGGGCCGCCGTGCTGGCGAAACCCGCCGAAGGCCTGCCCGAGGACATTGCTGAAGACCCCGCCGCCACCGGTGCCGCCGCCGACCAGCGCGTCGAAGGCGCTGTTGAAGGCGAGATCGAGCAGCCGATCCGACAGGCGCAATGCCGCGTTCGAGAGCGCGTCGGCGAAGCTCACCCCGTTGAGCATGTCACGGCCGAGCCCCTGCAGGCCGGCGCGGACCTGGCCGATGACGCCGCCGGATTGGAACCGGACAATCCGCCCATCGATGACGCCGCCGGCGGCATGCGCGACCGCGCCGATGCCGAGATTGCCGCTGGCGAGGCGGACGACCGGCACCGTGCCGCCACCTTGCGTCTCGACACCGAGACCGGCGGCGCCGCGCCGGAGCGGCATGATCGCCTCGGGGCCGGCCTCGCCCATGAGGCCGAGCGAGCCGCGCCCGAAGCCGAACAGCGTCGGCCGGTCGACAAAGAAGCCGCCAGACGCGAACAGGCCGAGCCGCTCGAAGAACCCCGGAGAGCTTTCGCCGCCACCGCCCCCGGAATCGGCGCCAGTGCCGCTGAGCGCCTCCAGCTCGCGCCGGAAGGTGGCCAGGTTCTTCGCCTCGTCCGCGGCCGCCTGGCCGGCGTCGCGAAACGCGTCCGGCAGCGTTCCGAGCGCGCGCTGGGCCGCCTCGGTGTCGCCTTGGAGCCCGGCCACCGTATTCCTCGCCTGGGCGAGGTCGGCCTCGAGCTCGGCGGCGCGGTCGGTCGCATCGAGGACGGCCGACGCCCATTCGCGCAGTGAATCGTCCTCGGCGAGGGCCGCCGCGAGATCGGCGACCTCCTCGCGGAAGCCCTGGACGTCGGCGCGGCCGTCGCGCGCCTCCTCGCGCAGGCGCCGGACCGGCTCGGCGAAGGCGCCGAGGTCTTGCAGATGTTCGCCGAAGAACGTGTCGCGGGTTCCGCCCGCCCGGAACACGGCGCTCACCTCGGATGCCAGCGCCTCCTCGATATCCGGCACGTTCTGTTGGGCGCGGAAGCGAAGGACGCGGATCGTCTCCTCGCCGAAGTCGTGCGCGCCCTTGGCCGCGGCGACATATTTGTCGCGGATGCGCCCGACCACATCGTCGTGCGCCTCGAGCACCTCCTTGATCTCCCCGTCGCGATCGAGGATCGCGCCGACGAACCGCAGCGCCTGGTCGGCGCCGGCCGAGAACCCGGCGACGAGGGCGCCAGCGACCAGACCGGCACCGATCGCCGTCAGCGCCCCGGACAGCCGGCCGATCCCGCCCCCCGCGCGGCCGGCGGCTTCGCCGGCGCGGACGAGTCCGGTCGCGGCCTTGGGCGCCTCGACCGCGATCCTGCCGAGCGCCGGGCCCGCCTCGCCCGACGCCGCGGCGAGATGATCGACCGCCCCGGCGGTCTGTTCCGTCGGCCCGGAGGCGGACCGCGCCGTCTTGGCGAGGTCGCCAATGCCCTTCGAGGTGTCGTCGAGCGCCTTTCTGGCGCCCTCCGCGTCACCCTCGATGACCAGCGCGAGGCGGAGCGTCATCTGATCTCTCCAATCCGTTGAGCGCGTCGCGCGCCGCCGCTTCCATGATCATGAGCCCGCGCCAGAGCTCCGGCGTCGCTCGCACTCCAGCGCCAGCCAGCCCCGCCGCAACCGCCGCGTAGTCGAGACCGATGGCGTGGGCCCGGAGCCCGCCACGTGCGGCCGGGACATTCACGACGCGCCATTGAGTGGCCACCAGCAGGAACAGCTCGACGATCTCCGCGTTGCCGCGCCAGACGCCGTCGCGGGGGCCGGCGCCGCCCGTCGACCGGTGCCACCGGCGCACCTTCTCGATGGACTCCGCGTCGAGGCCGAAGGCCCGCGCGTCGCCGACCGCCTCCGGCTCCGCCGCGCTGTCCGCAAGGCCGCCCGACACCCAGGCCCGAGCGGCCCATCTCAGTTTCCCGCGCGCGCGCCGCCGACCGCCTCGAAATAGGCCTGCGCCAGCGCCGCGCGGACATGCGGCAGCTTGACGAGCTTCTTTCGCACCCCGTCGGAGTAGGGGATCGGCCTGTTGTCGGCCCCGACGATATCGTCGAGCCGCACGACGATCCGCTCCAGGAAATCGGTGACGCCGGCGCCATCCGACAGATCGAACGACCGCGCCTCGTCGACATCGAGGACGCGAAATGTCGCCTTGAGGCTTTCCTTGGTCGCTCCGCCGTCCGACGGCGTCATGACCCAGACCGTGTGGGTGAAGGTCAGCTCGTCGACGATCTTCAAGGACATCGGGGTCTCGCTTCAGGTGAGAGTGATGGAGAACTGGTCGTTGCCGACGTTCGGCAGCGGCCTCAGCGTGATCGGCCACTCGATCACCTTCTGGTTCTCCTCCTGCCCGGTCGGACGGCCGACCTGAGAGGTGGGCGCCGAGATCGCGACGATGTTGCCGGCGACCGTGCCGTGGGTGAGCGCGACCGCGACCTTGGTGCGCTGGTAGGCGAGGGAGAACGGGTTGAAGGTGGCGAGCGGCGTCGCCTCGATGGTCGCGGAGATGAGCTCGGCCGAGTCGACGATCACAACCGCGTCGGCGCCGATGAGGAAGCGCGGCTCGACCTGGTTGGCGAGGTCGAAGCTGAGCTGCCTCAGAACCAGCGAGACCGCGTCGACCGTGAAGACCGGCGTGTTGACCGTTGTCGCGACCAGCGGCTCCTGGAACGCGGTCAGCGTCGGCGTCGCCGGCGCCTGGTCGGACGGCTGGGTCCAGATCCCGGTGAACGTCCAGCGGATGCGCGGAATGGCCTGGGCCGGGACGGTGATCGTCGCCGTCCCGCGGCAGCCGAGGAAGACGTGCCGCGTCGGGCCCTGCCAGAAATGGATGGTGACGCTCTCGTAGGACGCCGAGATCGGCGCGTAGGAGACATCGACGCCGGCGTTGATCGTCTCGGCCATGCCGCAGGCCCGCGCCAGCGGCCCCCAGGCCGGCGCCGTCCCGGCGGCGCCGGAGCCGGCGAGCTCGGTCGAGAAGGTCATGACGCCCCTGATGGCGACCGGGACCTGCTCCTGGCCGCCGCGATAGGGCCGCTCGAGATCCCGGCTCGCCTCTTCGGCCTCCATCGGCGAGACCTGGAATCCGGTCGCGAGGATCGCGTTCGCCGCGCCGGTCGGCGCCGGATCGGAGCCGTAGGTGCCTTCGATCTTGGCGAGCAGGACCTTCGATTCCGCCGCGATCGGATCAGCCATCGTCCGTCTCCTTCATCTCGGCCGCATCCTTCGCGCGACGCCTCGCGGCGGGCGCCGGCGGCTCGGGCATCTGGCGCCTCAGGGCGTCGGCCGGGGCAGTGGTCCCCTCGGTGCCGGCGACCCGTTCCAGCGTGCCGTCGGGCTTTTTCACATAGGAGCCGCCGCGCTCCGGTCGTTCGGTCATGCCTGAATCCTCAGCTGTCGCGGGATCGCGAAATCGAGCTGGTAGATGACGACGCCGCGGTCGACGGCGACGAGGCGGCCGCGATCGAGGCGGAACGAGCCGATCTCTCCCGCCGGCTTCCAGCCGCAGACGCCGTCGATCACGCCTGCGACCAGCGCGTCGATCGTCGGCAGCGCGGCGCCGCCGGTCACGTCGCCGGCGACCTCGACGACGAGGACCACGGCCACGACCTCGTCGGCGAGCTGGCGGAACAGGCCGGAGACCGAATCCGCCGCGCCGGCCCTGAGACCGAGCGGCAGCACGAAGGCCGCCGGCGTCATCTGCGGCAGGGCGCGCTCGCGCACCAGCGCGGTGAGCTCGCCCGCGCCCTCGACACGGCCGGCGAGATCGGCCGACGCCGTCTCGACCCTGGCGATGACCTCGTCGACGATCATCGGCTCTCCTCGTCCCCGATCAGCCAGTCGGCGGCGATCGCCTCGATTTCCTCCTCGTCCTCGGCATCGAGGCCGAGGAACGGCCGCGCCGGGATCGTCACCTCGCGGGCGAAGACCAGCGGCGTGTTGGCGCCGCCGAGACGGAACACGAGGCTCCTCGCCCTGACCGGCCGGATCGTCGCGCCGAACTGGTGGGTCGCCGCGTAGGCGACATCGGTGCCGACGGCGACGCCGGCATCGCTCGCCTCGTGGGTGATCGAGCGCAGGAGATTGGCGGTGTCGATCAGGGTCCGGCCGCCCTGGAGCAGGACACGTATCGACGCCGGCCAGGGCGAGCCATCGGGGTCCTCGCCGATCTCGAACCGCCGCTGGGTCGAGACGACGAGCGAGGCGCCGATGGCGTCGAACAGGTCGCGGGGATGCTCGGTCCGCGCCACCGCCTCCGAAAGCGTGCCGAGCGCCTCCTCGGCGCCCTTGACCTCGATCCTGACGCCGTCCGCCATCAGACCGCGCCTCCGGCGCAGATATCGGGTGTCGGGTGTCGGGTGCCGGGTGCCAGGAGCGGCGTGAGGCTCGGCAAGGTCGCGATGGTCGCGCTCGCGATGGCGGCCGAGAGCCCGCTGTGGCGCTGGCGCGCCGGCACCCGACACCCGACACCTGTCATATGAAGCCCTTCAGATTGTCGGGTGTCATGTCGCGGTCGCGGTCGGTCGTGGTGACGCCCGCGGTTCCGGCGGCCTCGGGCTCGACGCCGGCGACATCGAGCCGGACGGTGCCGGCGGCGATGTCCCTCAGCGCGCGGATCGCCGCGTGGTAGTCGTCGGCGATCTTCTGGTCGGGCGCCCGGCGGTGCAGCTTGTAGATGGCGATGGTGGCGGCGAGATCGGCGACGAGCGGCGGGGTCGCGGCGAGCGGCAGCTTGTAGCGGGAGGCGAGATAGCCGTCGATCATGGCGTCGGTGTCGGCGAGGACGCGGGTGACCACCGCCTCGTCGACGACCCCGGTCGCCGGGACCGCCCGATCGGTGAGATCGACGAGCGTGCGCTCGCCGAACCGGTCGGTCAGCTGGTCGAGGCTCGAATAGGCCATGGGTCGGTCGCCTCCGGGCGGGGCGGGGCCGCACCCTCATCGCGGCTCCCAATCTCAGAATGTCGTTCGCGGCGGGCGGCCGGCGATGTCACGCGCGCGGCGGCCAGCACCAGGTGCAAGGCTCGCCCGGCCTGTCCGCCTGTTCGACGGACGTGCGGCGTTCGCCCCGCATGCCGGGTTCGGCATCGCAGAACACGCGCAGGTTCACCAGCCCGCCGCCATGCACCATGGTGATCACGGCCGGGAATATCCTCGCGGAATTGACTGCGTCCTCGCCTTCGCCGAGCGTGAACAGAACGATCCGCCCCAGCGACGGGCGCGGCCCGTCGCCCGCGGGGGACGCCGCCGCGTCCGGTTCGACCTCGTTCGGGATGCCGATCGCCTCGGCCCTGCCGCGGGTCATTTCTCGCCCCCGGCCCCGGCCGGCGCCAGGAACGCGACGCGCAGCATCGATTCGGCTTCGATCGCCTCCAGCTCGTCAGCCGAAAAGCGGTCCAGCGGATGGACCGTCGGCGCCTTCGGGTGCGCGCGGCCCGCACGGCGGAAGCCGTCGCGGTCGGCGGCGATGCGGATGTGGGTCGCGGCCTCGCGGCTCGCGGCTGGCGCGAGCGCCGTTTCCGCGTCGCCGGCCGGAGACTCGGCAGTGGCATGGGGTAGCATCCGGGCTGCGTCGTCTCCGGCCGGCTGCCGTGCGGGCGGAGCGGTGGCCCCGCCCGCAGCGGCGGCGTCGACGGCCGGGCTGTCGGCCGTCTCGGCCAGCCGCGGGGCCGACCTGCCCGCCCCCGCGGCCGTGGAAGGGTTCGGTCTCCGCGCCATCGGCCCGTCCATCAGGCGAGCCACGGCACGACGACGAGCTCGGCGGTGCCCTTGTAGACATTGGTGGCGCCGGCCGCGTCGCGCTCTGCGTTGAGGATCTCCAGTCCCTCGCCTTCTAACGCCGGCGGGACCACGAGCAGATCCGGCATGATGCCCAGCGGGCGGCCGTAGTCGCCCTTCATTCCCATCAGCGCCTCGCGGCCGATGGCGTAGTTGGCCTTGTCGAGGGTCTGCTTGGAGCCCCAGGCCATCTGCCAGAAGCCGAAGCCGACGTTGTCGCGGCCGTCGACGCCGTACAGGAACTCCTTCTTGGCGAACACGTTGTCGTCGGTCGGCCGGTCCTTGGCGGTGAATTCGAAGGACCGCCGCGGCTGGTAGATGAGGGGCTTCAGCGAGCGCCTGGTCGACATCAGGAACCAGGCCGTGCCGCCGCCGCCGTCGGTGTTGGCGACCGACTGCGCGACGCCATTGGCGTCGAGCACGGGATGATCGGTGTCGAAGAAGAACTGGCCGTCATAGCACGCGGTCGCGAACCCGGCGGCCAGCAGCGACCAGACCAGGAGATCGGGATGCGCCGCGACCGACTCGCCCATCTCGACGAACAGCGGCGTGTAGACGCCGAGATTGTCGTCCTCGATGTCGTCGCGGTCGACGCCGATGGTGAGCTCGAACGGCCGGTTGGTGATGGTGTAGTCGTGCTGGGAGATGTTCTGCACAACCCGGTCGCCCAGCCACTCCCGCATCGAGGGCATCTTGCCGAGCCAGCCGTACTTGTTCTCCTTCGAGGTCGACGGCACGGCCGTCGCGATACGGCCATACTGGCTCTTCGCCTGCTGGAGACCACGCTGGAAAGACGTCCGGAAGCTGACGCGGAGCGCGTCGAGATTGGCGGTGTTGATGATCATGCGGGCTTGGTCCTCGTGATGTCAGCCGGCGCCGCGCGCGGCTTACGCGATGCGCACCCAGACGCCGACGGTGTCGACATGCTCGACCTTGCCGGCGGCCGATCGCGTGGCGGTACCGTCGGTCTTGGCCACGGTCTGGTCGTCCACCAGGTAGCAGGTGTCGCCGATCTCGGCCTGGGTGATCTGGTCGCCCGCGGCCGAGTTGGCGTAGCGGAACACGCCGCGGCGCGCCGTGACGGTGATGGCGCCGTTGGCGCCGCCGGTGTTGTCGGCGAGCTTCTCGGCCCGCCCGACCGGAACGAGCCCGGTGGCGGTGACGGCGGGCTTGGCCCAGCCGGCGGCGTCGAGGACGACGATCGCGCCGGCGAAAATCTTCGCCGCCGCGAGCACCGGGTAGTCGAACAGATCGCCGTCGATGCGCGGCGTGTTGCGGTCTGTGGCCAGCGCCGTCATGCGAACGACTCCTGTTCACGCTCGGCCCGCTCGGCCTTGACCGTTTCGGCGATCTTCGCCGGGTCCTCGCCGGTGAGCCTGGCGGCCTCGCGCTGGGCGGCGTTGAGCGAGACCTCGCCGTCCCTTCCGGCCGGCGGCACGACCTCGATCCGCTGTCCGGGGCCCAGGATCGCGAAGGCGGCGATTTCCTTCTCGACGCCCTCCGGGTCCGCCATGTGGCGGGTGATGTAGTGGTCGCGGAGCGGCTTGACGCCGACCTTGCCGGCCCTGATCGAGCCCTCGACGAAGGCGGTCGCCCGGTCGCGCGCGGTCGCTTCCTTGAGCGTCTCGAGGCCGGAGGTGACGGAGCTGAGCTCGGCCTGCAACGAGGCGATGGCTTTGGTGCCCGCACCGGCCTTGCCGGCGAGGGTCTCGACCGCCTGGCGCACCTCGGCCGCCGTCGAGGTGCGCTCCAGCCCCGCGGCTTCCGCGATCGGGCCGAGCGCGGCCTGGAGTGCCGCCGTTCCGGCGTCGGCCCTGAGCCGGGCGGCGCCGGCGATAATCGCTTCCGGCGTCGCGTCGGCCCCAAGGCCGATCGCGGTCGCCACCTGGCCGATCGCCGCTTGCGTGGCGGTGCCGCCCCTGAGCTTGTCGACGGCGGCGATGATCGCGTCCTCGCCCGCGTCGTCCGCAAGGCCGAGCGCCTTGCGGAGCTTCATCATCAGGTCCATGAAAATCTCCTGATTGAGCGCGACCATGCCGCGCATATTGGGGGCGTTGGTGAGCGCCGCCCGGAGCAGGCGCCCGACATGGCCCTTCGCGTCGTGGGTGATGACCGGCGAGATGTGTCGGTAGGCGCGCCCCTCGACGAGCCGGCGGCCCTCGGCCGTCCATTCGACCCGGCCCCACAGGCCGTCGCCGCGCGCCTCCAGCTCGACCACCCAGCCGCGCGCCGGCGACGGTCCGCCCCTCGGCGCGGAGAGATCGGTCGCGTGGTTCTCGTCGATGGGGAGCCTGCCGCCGGACGCGGCGAGGCTCGCCGCGGCGATCTTCGCGGCATCGACCTCGTAGGGGCCGCGGCCGTCGACGGTCCCGACCCTGCCGGCGGGCATCAGCATGATCCAGTCCGGCGCCGTCGCGGCGTCGGGCAGCGCGGTCGCGGAGAGAAGTGCTGTCGCAAGCTCCGGCATGGCCCGAATATGGCGCAGCGCGGCGGCCTGTTTGGCCCCGACCGAGTTCGCCCGCCGCCGGAGCAACGAGGGGATGCGGGAGGGCGGTCACCAGGCGGCGCAGCGCCGTCCGACATTGGCCGCGAGGATGCCCCTTGAAGCCGATTTGAAAGGGCTCGAAAGGGGGACTCTCATCTCGGCGGGGGATTGATGCGCCCGAGGGAGCGGGCCCGCCACGGACGCCGCCAGCGGCTCGCCGTCAAAACGGCTTCGAGAGAGTGTAGGATGGGCGGGCGGATCGAGGGTCAGCGATGGGCTGGCGCGCCGGCAACAGCTACGACAGGGCGCAGCGCGAGGCGGATCGCGCGCGGTTCCGCTCGTTGCCGTTCTGGGCGCGGCTCCGGGTCCGCGCCACCCAGGCGCTGATCGCCGCCGCGGTCATCGGCACGCTGGCGCTGATCTTCCTGGGCTCGGCCATCCGGTGACGCCATTCGGTCACTCCCGCGTCCCGCGCTCCAGCGCGAGCGCGAGGCCGGCCACGCCGACATTGCCGAACCAGCCGGGGTCGGGCGGGATATCGAGCGCCGGATGGCCGGGGTCGGTGCGCTCGAACCCGTAGCGGTCGATGTCGCGTTCGTTGAGGCTCTGGACCGTGCACCGGCAGTTGAAGCCGTTCGGCGGATAGTGGGTGCGCCAGAACGGGTGGTCGACCGGCAGGACGACGCCGTGCCAGGCGGCGTGGGTCGGCCGCACCCGGTGGTCGTCGGCGGTCACGTAGCGGATGAACGGGCGCTGCCGCTCGAGGCGCTGGATCTGCTGCCAGCGGCCGACCGCCTGGGCGATCCCGGCGTTGACCCGGAACACCAGCTCGGAATGCCAGCCGGGATCGCCGTCGAAGGACCAGCCGTGTTCGGCGACGATCCGGTCGTAGCGCTCGCGGAAGTCGGCGAGCGCGCCGCCTTCTTCCATCGTGTCGGCGACCGCCGCGAGCAGATCTGCGACCATGGCGTCGCTCTGGTCCTCGGCGAGCCGGCCGGCCGCGAACCCGGCCTCGCGCAGCAGCGCGTCCCACTCTTCCTGGGTGACCCCGGTGCGCAGGCGCAAAAAGTCGATCGCCTCCTGGAACCGGACCGCGATCGTTGCGTCCGCCACCTCTTACCGGCCTCCGCCGCGCCGGGCGTCGGCGAGGATCTCCGTTCGGCCCATGAGCTCGGCGAGCACGATCGCGGCGCGGAGAAGGCGGGCGAGCTCGTCCCTCGGCAACTCTCCGCGCGCAGCCTGGAGGCGCAGCCGCACGTCTTCGAGGCTGGTGGCCTCGTTGACAATCGCCCGCATGGCATCGACGAGGTCGTCGCCGGCATGCGCCGCGGCCTCGCCGGCGAGCCGGTCGAGCGCGCGTGCGGACGACGGCTGCCGCTGCTGCGTCTCGGCCCCGCCGTCGCCGCCCATGGCATCGCCCTCCGCGCCGGCGGGCAGGCCAGGACCGGTCGCCGGCGATGGCGGCGGCGTCAGCAGCCCGGCGCCGTCCTCCGGGTCGGGCAGGCCGAGCTTGTCGCGCATCACGCTTTCCTGGACCCTGAGGCCCAGCGGCACCAGCGCCCGCACCGCGCCGACCACCTGGCGGAGGTCCTCTTCCTCCTCGCGGCCGATCTTGAGCCGCGGATAGGCGTCCTGCGGCCCGTATTCGAGCGTGACCCAGGGCCGCACCAGGTCGCGGTTGAGAACGGCGCCGACGGCCCGGCAGTCCGCGCGCTCGATATCCTCCTGCACCTGCCGGTGCTCGCGGCCGACCGCGTGGCCGCCGGCGATCGCGTCGGTGGTCGCGGTCTGGCCGAGCACAGCCTTGGAGACCTGCCGGTCGAGCCAGTCCGACCGCTTCTCGTAGAGATCGGAGCCCTGGCCGACGTTCTTCGACTCGACGAACTCGATCATCATCGATTCCGGCACGATCGCCGCGCAGTCGCCGGCGATGTTGGCGACCGCCCGGAACAGGGTCTGCTTGTCCTCCTCGGTGGCGCCGGAATGGTACTTGCCGAGCCGGATCGGCTGGCCGAAGGTCTGGGTGAAGATCGCCCAGTCGCGCTGGGTGAAGGCCTTGAACATCCAGGCCCAGGCGGCGAGGCGCGCGAGGCCGGAGCGCATCGGCTGGCCGGACTTGGCGCGGATGCGGGCGATGATGAATTTGAAGGCGGGAAGCTCCTCGTCGCCCCCGTCGGTCCGGAGCAGCGGCGTCGCGCCGTCCTTCCGGTCGAACCGGAACCAGCGCGGATCGCGCCATTCGAGCCGGTCGGGGCGCCACTGGCCCATGCTCGTGTCCCAGATGATCTCGGTCGCCGACCAGCCCTTGCCGATGGCGTCGAGAATGTCGAACAGCTCGTCCTGGAGCTGGTCGCGCAGGAGCCAGTCGCGCACCATGTCGGCCTGCCCGACGTGCCGCGGATCGTCCGACGCGGCGTCGACCGTGATCTCGAGCTGGGCGACCGAGCGCTTGCGGGTGCCGAGGACGCCGGCGTAGTGGAGGTCGCGCTCCTCGATCGTCTCGGCGAGCTCGAGGTAGCGCAGGGGCTCGCCCTCGTCGGCCTCGCGCAGGATATTGGCGAGCCGCGCCGGATTGAGCCCGTCGCCGGGGTAGCCGGAGAGCGGCGAGCGCACGCCGGTGAGCGTCGGCCCGGCGACTTCCCTGGTCAGCACCTGGCGCCGCAGCGGCTGGCCGTGGTGATCGACGAGGGTGGATGTAGGTGGCATTACAGGAGCCCTATTTCTTCGAGGTGCGCGTCGAGACCAACGGGTTTGTCAGGTGTCTCGTAGTACGCCTTAATCCGAGCCCAGGTCTCGTCCTGTCGGCGCAAACCCCGCCCGATCATCACATCGCCACCCTCGGGCGTGAACCTGCCTTGCGCGACCGCCCGCCGGACTCTGCGTTCAAGGGTCCGCAGACTCCGCCTGATCAAACGGAACCGGTCGCGTAGCTCCTTCGGCAGGGCCCTGAGACACTTGCCGCAGATGATCTCCGTCCCCGGCGCATATCGTCCGGCGGGCGCCGTGCGTCGGCAGCGTGGATTGATGCAGGGGATGCGATCGCCCGGCATCACACACCCCCCCTCAGCCCGCCGCCGAGCGGAGCGCGCCACCAGCCGGCGCCGGCGCCGCGGTCGTCGTCATCGTCGTGCGGCCGGCGCCAGTCGCGCCGGCCGGCTGCCGCGCCTCCGGCGCCGAGACCCTGATAGCCGTAGTCGGCGACATCGGCCTCGGCCGCGGCCACCGCGAGCATGATTGCGACCGCGGCGTCGCCGTGGCGCTTGCCGCCGTCCGAGCCCCGTGTCTCCGCCTTGTCCGGCACCATCGGCACGCCGCGCGCCTGCCGGATCTGGCGCAGGTCGGATTTGACGTCTGCGTCGCGCGGCAGCAGGATCGTCCGGTCCTCGAAACGCGCCCGCATCGGCGGCCCGTTCTCCAGATACCAGCCCTGTGTCATCATCACCGCCTCGATCCGCTCGCCGCCGAATTTCTGGACCGCGGTCTCGGCGAGATACTGGCCGTTGCCGCGCGCGTCGTGCTTGCCGTTGCCGAACCGCGGCAGGCGCCCCACCACATAAAACACGATCTGCTCCTGCTGGCGGAACGGAACGTTGCGGAGCTCCAGGACGAACGGCGCGCGCAGCACGAGATCGCGGCCCTCGGCGAGGGGAACGAAGACCGAAAGGTGACCGGACCTCGCGAAGTCGAAGCCGTAGTGGTGGCGGAGGTTCGGGTCGAGCCGGTCCAGGACCGGGTCGATCTGCTGCTCGAGCCACGCCTCGACCCACGAGGCGCGCTCGGCGTCGGGCCGGAGATCGAAGCCGTCCGGGCACGCGAGGCGGATGACGGCTGCGTCGGGCGTCATGCACGCCTCGATCAGCGCGCCGGTGAGATAGACGCCAGAGCCCTGCGAGGGAATGCAGTCGAGCTCCTCGGCCGCGTCCGACCCGTAGAAGTCGCGGATCTCGGATCGCCACTCGGCTTCCGCCTCCGGCGACCATGTCCGGCCGGTGACGAGGCAGATGCGCTGGTAAAGGCCCTCTTTCAACGCGTCGTCGAAGGTCGTTCGAACGACCTTTCCGGGCCGGCGGCCGGCGCGCACCTCCTGGACCAGCTCGTTGAACGGATTGTCCTCGCCATTGTGGGTCGAGATCACCAGCACCCTGCCGCCCCAGATCAGGAACGCCATCGCCGCCTTGAGGAGCGCCGGCGCGTCGTCATGGAAGGCGAACTCGTCGAGGATCACGTAGCCCTGGCGACCGCGAAGCGAGCGGGGCCGCGATGACAGCGCCACGATCTCGAAGCCCGCCGCGAAGGTGATGCGGAAGGCGGCGATCGCGCGCTTGTCGCCGCTCTCGTCGTCCTCGGTGAACAGGTATTCGTCGACCTCCGAGCACGCCGGGACGAACGCCTTGGCCCACATGGCGGCGGCGTCGATGAACTCGCGCGCCATGTCGAGATTGTAGCCGATATAGAGCGTGTCCATCCCGCCGGCCGACTTTCTGGCGCCGGAGGTGAGGACAGCGTCCGAGGCGATCCCCCAGGTCGCGCCGATCCGGCGCGACTTCTCGTCGACCACCAGCGGCGAGGCCGCGGTCGCTCTCAGCCGCTCGGCCTGGTAGGGCAGGAGGATCGCCGGCAGGTCCATGCCCACGAGCGGCGCCGGCAGCGCCTGCGTCGTCTCGCGGCGATGGCGCGCCCACTCTGCGGCGGTGACCGGACCCTGCTCGCTCATGCGTCGGCCTCCGCCCGCAGCGCGCCGGCGAGCGGCACCGCGTCGAGCACCATCCACGGCTCGATGAAGCCGAGGCCGCGGGCGCGCGCGATCTCCTGCTCGGCCGCCTCCATCTCGCGGAAGATGGTGGCGCCGGCCGCGGACTGGTTCCAGGTGCGGTGGGCCATGAAATAGACCGGAGAGGAGCCGCCGGTGGCGCGGATCACCCAGCACTCGTCGACCGCGAGGGTGAGGGTTCCGGCCGGCGCCTTGCCGCTCATGCCGCAACCCGGTTGAGGCCGAGCCGGTCGAGCGCCTGGTCGATCTCGGCGTAGGGCTTTCTCATGATCGCCGCGATGGCGGTGAGGCCGAGGCCGCGCTTCGCGAGCCCGGCGATCCGGCGCCGCTCCTCGCCGGTGAGCGTGTCCGGCACCTCGGCCCGCGGCTTCGGCCGCGGCGCGTCGTCCGGCCGCGGCGCCGTGGTCATGCGCAGCGTGATGCCGGAGGGCTTGCGTTTGGGCGTCGAGCCCGGCATCCAGCCGGAGGCGGACTTCCGTCCGTCCCCGAAGACGATGCCGTGCTTTCTTGCCTGCCAGCCGGCGCTCGCCGGCGACACGCCGAGCGCGCGCGCCGCCCCGGCCTGCGAGCCGCCCGCTCCCGCGATCTCGCGCAGCCGGTCGATCCGTTCGCGAGGCCACGACCTCGTCCTCGCCGCTCGCGGCCTGCCGTCGAGCCGGATGCCCTCGCGCGCGCATTTGCCGATGACGCTGTTGCGCGGCATTCCCAGCTCGTCGGCGATCATCGAGGCGGTAAACCGCTCCTGTTCCGCCAGCCATCGCAACCGAGCCGTTCGGTCCGCCGGCCACTTCCGGGGCGGCCTGATTTCGAGATCGATCGGCGCGTCGGCGTCATATTCGCTGGCACCATTGGAGGCGACGACCGGCTCGTGCCCCCATGCGCCGATCTCGTCGTCGCCCACGCCGTGGACGGGCGCCGATGGCGGGGGCGGCGCCGGCCGCGCGCCGCCCCCTTCGGTATGCGGAAAGGCGGGCTGAACCCCCACGTCTGGCCCGGCATCCGCGACAACAGACTCCACCGGACCCGCGTCCCCTCGGGTGCCGGGGGCCTCGCGAGCCGTACCGGACCTCTCCTCGGGAATTGTTACTGCCTCGGTTGTGGGGGCCGCCTCAGACGCCATGCCCCCCCCGCCGGCTTTTTCGACCGCGGCCGGCCCGCCCATGCATTCGGGCAGCGGTCCGTAGCGTCGCTCGTAGCTCGCCCTCCAGTCCCAGCGCCGGCTCACGGCTCGACTCCCAGAATCTGCGCCTTGATCTGGCCCACCGTCTCCGCCGACAGGCCCTTGGCCTTGCCAACCGCGTCGACCGCCTTCGCCGCCTTCGCGTTCCAGTCGGCCTCCAGCCGGGCGCGCTCGCCCGCCGAGATCTTCTGCGCCTGGACCGCGTAGTGGAGCGCGCGCGACGCCTCCATCACCGCCCTGGGGTCGATCCGGCCGCCCTCGGCGGCCTCGATCAGCTCGAAGACCACGATTTTGATCGATTCGGACACGAGCACGGTGAGGTCGTCCGACTCGCCCGGCTCGCGCCGTTCGTTGATCACCGAGGCAATCTCGCGGGTTTCCTCACGAATGCGGGCATGGGCGGCGATGCGCAGAGACTTCCGGTTGAACGCAGAGAACGAGATGGGGCCCAGCCCGATTTCGGCGAGGCGCTCGTTGAACTCGGCATGGATGTCGGTCTGGTGCCGGTTGCGGTCCCTCAGCTCCGCCAACGCCCATCTGACGATCGGGCCGGCTTCCTCGGGCAGGAGATCGATTGACGAGAGCCGGCCGCGGCCTTTTCGCCTCGTCCCCGTCGCGCCCTCGCGGGCGCTCCTCGCCTCCTGCGCTCTGCCGGGCTCGGCCACCGATCAGGCCTCTGGCGACGGGCGCGCCACTCCCTCGATCTGGGTCTTGCGCTCGACGTGATCGAGGCCGCGCCTGGTGATGGTCGCGACCATGAAGCCGGAGATATCCGTTCTGGTCACCGCGCCCAGTTCCTCGAGGAACCCGATCTCCGCGCGCACCCGCTCGCGCGACCAGTTGTGGCCGTAGGTTTCGAGCGCGATGCCGATCAGCCTCTCGTTGAGCCGATAATCGTGCTCCTCGGCGAGCGCGCGCAGGATGACGAGCCGGGCGTCGCGCTCGGCATACTCGCGGAAGCTCATGTTCGCCCACCCGCCTTCATCAGAAAGTCGTCGATGCGGTTGACCGTTCGGCTGACGCCCTTGAACTGCTCCTCGATCCGGCCGATCGAGCCGGACATCTCGGTGACGTGCAGCTCCAGCCGGTGGACGCTGTCCTTGTCCGGCAGGTGAATGATCTCGCTTTCCAGCTTCTGCACCCGCTCGCGCAGGGTCGTGTGCTCATCCTTCAGCGCCTCGATCGTGTCGGCGTTGGCCTTGGACCTGGAAGTCAGCCAGGTGTACAGCGCGCTCGACAGCGCGACGACGGTCGATGCGATGCCGAGGACGGTGCCGATCTCGCCCAGCATCACGCCCCCGGCTCACCCGCCGGCGCCAATGTCCGGGCAGGAGCCATCCCCTCGCCGCCGCCGATGATGCAGGCGCTGCCGTTTGCGCCGAAGACCCAGAACACCCACCGGCCGTCCGGCGCGAGGTCGAGCCGGGCGGCCATGCCGTCCTCGCCGTCGGCGGCGCCGATCATGCCCCGGGCGCCATCCCCGAGGAGCGCGCGGATGCGCCGCTCGACGGCCTTCCTTGAGTCGCAGATCGCCTCGAACAGGATGACTTCGGCCGCGGGCGCCGGGCTGGCGGCGAGGCCGGCGAGAAGCCACAGTCCGCCGAGCCCGGCGGCGCCGGCGAGGATGGCCGCGAGGATTCGGCCCACGGCACCCATGTCACGCCCCCGGCTTTGCGAACCGACCGCCGAAGATCGCCTTGAAGGTGTGGCCGCCCCCATAGATGGTCAGCCAGATGCCGGCGATGCCGAGCACGTGCTCGTGCGGCGCCATCAGCGCGTCGCCGCCGCCGATGGCCTTGACGAACGGCGCGATCAGGAACTGGTTGGCGACGATGCCGATCACGAGCCAGGACATCGCCGGGCGCCAGGCCCACGAAAAGGCGCCGCGCTCGACTTCCTGCCTGGCGAGCAGCGCCGCTTGCTCGGCCTCGACCCGGGCGAGCGCGAGCCACTCGCCGATCCGGTCCTCCTCGAGCGCGCGGAGCTGGGCGACGGCCGCGGGATCGGTCTCGATCCTCGCCGCCGCCTCCTCGGGCGTCCTGGCGCCGAGCTCGTCCATCACCGCCTGTCCCGCCCGCTCGACGACGGCGCCGGCGCGGCCACCGACGAGGGTGCCGAGGATGGAGATGCCCTGGCGGATCAGGACCGGCGCCAGAATGGTCGCGAGCGGGCCCATCAGCACATGCTCACGAACCAGGGCCCGACATATTCGAGCGCGGCGCCGATGCCGCCGGCGATGGCGGCGATGAGGGCGGCGAGCCGGGCGCCGGCCCGGGTCCGGTCGCGGAAGACGACGCCGGCGATGAAGCCGGCTCCGGCCGCGAGCATCAGTGCAGTCGCCATGGTCTTTCTCCTTCAGAAGCTCCGCAGCCACGCCGCCAGCCGCGGCCGGCCCGCGGCGACGCGCGCCGCGATCAGGTCGCGGTAGTGCCAGGCCAGCCACGCCGCGGCGATCAGCGCCGCGGTCAGGAGGCCGATGCCGATCCACATGGTGATCGCCTCTTGCGGCCCGGCCTCGTTGACGCCGGTGGCGGCGCCGCCGCCGGCGGCGCCGATCCCGGTCCGCCGCGCTTTGCGCCTGGCGTCGATCTCGCGCTGAAGGGTCGACAGGGTCGCCCGCCCGATCAGCCCGTCGACGGTGAGGCCGTATGCGGTCTGGAACTCCGTCACCGTCGTCCTGAGCACGCGGCCGGGGGCATTGCCCGGTTCGAATCCGAGATCGCGCAGCGCCTCCCGGACATTCCGGATTTCCGCGCCGCTCATCGAGAGGACGAAGATTGCGAAGGTCGCGTCTGGGTCGACCGCCGGCCGCGGGTCGATGGCGAGGTCCTCGGGCCAGCGGTTGTCGATGATGATGTCCGCTTCTTCGCGCCGCCGCCTCTCGAGGCCAGGCAGAACCCGGCCGCCGCCCTTGTTCCAGAGGGCGAGGCGCGCGCGGACGCCCGGCCAGTCGCGGGCGAAATAGCGCCCGACCCAGCTCGCCCGGTGAATCGCCCCGGTGTTGAAGTCGAACGACGAGGCCCCGTCGAAGGCGTGCGGCGGCGCCTGGCCGAGGACGCGCGCGACCCGAGGCTCATAGGTCTTTGCCAGCGCCAGCCTGAGCAGCCGGTCGGCCTCATCGGCCGTGATCACCATGCCGGCGTGGGGCCTGATGACGCCGCTCGCCGCCGTGAGCCCGGAGCCCACCGTCCAGCGCCCTCCAGGACAGCGATAAGCCCTGAGCACCTCGCCCTCGACCCGCTTGTGGTACGCGATGCCCCTCGACGAAACGTGCTGGGTGATGCTGTCGGTCATCGGGCGCCGTGCTGGTCGATCCGCCCCGACCATAGAGGCGCCGGTGGCGGTGCTTGGCCCCGACCGTTTTCGCTATCCGGTTGGTCGCAGTCCTCGACCGTGGGAACGGCTACGCTTTTCGGAGTTGTCCTGCCGGACCGGCGCCGCCCGGGCGCGATGACGCCTCGTGACGGCGTGAGCAGTCCGGGCTAGAACAGCTCGCGCTGCGCCGATGGTTGTTTCTTTCGCCCGGCGGAGGTCTCGGCCGTGCGAAATCTGGCGCGGCGACGCTCGACTCCGCGCAGCGAATAGCCCGACGCCATGGCGATCTCGGAGCTCGGCCTGCCCTCCGCGATCATGCGGTCGACCATGGCCCTGATCTCGACCAGCGCGCCTCTCGGGCCGAGCGGCAGCATGACCCAGCACCCGCAGTTTCCATCTCGGATTCGGTAGTGTCGGCAGATCGCGTCCGCGGCCGGTTGCCCGACCGCCCGGACCAGCCAATGATCGCGGTCAGCGCTCGCGGGGATGTACACCCGTGTTCCGCCCCGCGCCCGGGCGAGCGCCAGCGCCGAGTCGAGGCCGCAGACGCCGGCGATCTCCGCCAGCACCTCCGGAAGCCACGAGTAGCGTCCCTCGCCGGTCTGCCTCGTCGCCGCGTCGGTCATCAGGCCGTGAGCCCCCTGAGGGTATAGGTTATCGTCGCCCCGCGTTCTCCGCGCCGGCGGCGATAGACGAACCGAACGGTGAGCTGGCCATCGCTTCGGAGCCAGGCGGTGGATGACAGCGTCAGCCGGTATCCGTCGCTCAGATGCTCGCCGTGCCGCGCGCAATACGCCTGCGCCAGGACCGCCATGTCGCCAGCCGACACGTGGATGCGGCACGACCTCAGTCGTGAAGGCGTGCGCCGGGCCATCAAGGCACATCCGCGAACGCGACGATCTGGCGGGGATCGCGCCTGCGCTCGTCGCGCATCCTGGCGCGCTCCGCCCTCACTTCGGCCTGGAGCTGGCCGGTGACGAGACGCGCGAGCTTCGCCTCGTCCGCCGCCGGCGACTGCCGGGTCGCCTCAGCGAGCCGGATGCGCTTCATCAGGATCGACTGCTGGGCGAGGAAATCCTCGTTGGTGAGGAGCGCCGCCGGCGGTCTCATGCGCGCCTCCCGCGGATGACCTCGCCGAGTTCCATCATCCGCGCCTTCAGTGACCCCCGCTTGCGGTGGAGCGGGGACGGAACGCCGAGATATCGCTCCTGCGCCTCGACCACGGCGAGTTGCGGGTGGTTCGGATGGTCGGACCACCTGACGCCGCGCTCGCGCGCCAGCCAGGCCTTGAGACCCTCGATCGCCCGCGCCGCATCCTTTGCCTCGCGCAGCCATCTCGTATGGTCGATCCCGGTCTGGCGCCTGACGAAGGCGAGGAGCGCCGCGTCTCGACGGCTCGCCGCGAGGCCCAGATGCCAGGCCGAGATCCACAGAGCCTGGAGCTTCTTGGCGTAGGGGCCGTCGAGCCCGACACGGGCGAGCGCGCCATCGTTCGAAGCATCGTCGATCCCCCTTCGAGCGCCGCCCGAAAGCCCCTTGAGGCGGTCGATCACGCGCACGGCCTCCGCGATCGTCAGCTCCTTCGACGACCGCTTTCCGGTCTCCGCCTCGACGAGATCGCGGTAGCACTCGTCGTCGAGTCCGGCCCGGTTCTTGAGCGCGTGGATGGCGCCGATCTGGCGGCTCGAGGCGGCGCGGCTCATGGCCCGCCCTCCGGGTCCCGCGGCGCCATCCAGTCGCGCCTCGCGAACATCGCCGGCGGCCACTTGCACCATGGGCAAATCGTCGGCGGCTTCGGTTCCACGTCTGCTGTGACCAGCGGGCGGGCCTGGTTGATCGCCTCGCTCACCGGGTCGGCGAAAATCACCCAGGAGTTTCCGGCGGAATTGCATTCGTCGTAGGCCTCGATCACTGCTGTCAGCGCGGAGACCAGCTGCTCTTGCGTTGCGCTCATCCGTCCCTCGCGACGAGCTCCACGTCGCCGATGGTGAGGCGTGCCCGTTTTGTTCTCGGATTTCCGGTCGTGCGGGCGATGTCCTGGTGGTCCTGGTAACGGACCGTCACCGCCCCGAGCCGGGGATGGACGGCTGTCACCACCCCATCGAACACCTTGCCGTCGATCGAGACATCGACCCGGTCGAACAGCTCGACCGCATACTCGCCGTCGTCGCCATAGCAGATGGGGTTGGAGGCGCCCATCACGCGGCCGCCAGATCGATGGTGATCGCCCGCCAGCGATCCCGCGGCGTCTCGCGCCGGTAGAAGCGCACATAGGTCGAAGTGCCTATCACCCGCATCGAGTCGGTGAGCGCGGCCATGGCCCGCTGCCAGCGCTCGTCGGGAATGTCGACCCGCCTCACCTGGTAGAGCGCGCCGCGGTTGATCCGGCCGTGCTGGTCAACCTGGAAGGCGTGCTCGACCAGCGCCCGTATCTCCGGCCGTGCATCGGCTGCCCAGCCCTCGATGCACTCGTCGACGAGTTCCTTGGCGACCTGGAGCTCCGGCCCGTAGGTGACCTGGTCCTGGACCTGGACCTGGACCTTCAGCGTGCCGTCGAACGAGGTGAGGGTGATGTTGCCCCTTCGCCCCCCGGCTCTCGCGCCAAAGTCGTCGGCGAGGATTTGCTGTAAGGCCCCGACATCATCGAATGTGTGCGCCCGGAACCGGCCGATCTGGGCCGAGAGCTCCTCGGCATAGGCGCAGATCCCGCGCACCGTCTGGTCCATCAGCTTGTCGGCCGGCTTGACGAGCTCGACCGGCACCAGGGCGCCGCGGGTATCGCGCATGTAGGGCTTGCCCTCGATCGTGATGACCGCGTCGTCGATGGCGCGGCCGGTCGCCTCGTCCTCGCGGTGTCGTTGCCGATAATCGTCGAGCAGCGCCCTGGCTGCCGCGTCGTCGTCCACAATCCGTGTCATGCCGTTGTCCTTTCCTGTTCTTCACCTCGGACCATTTCGAAGTCGCCGAGCGCTCGCTCGAGAGCTGCGAGAGATCTGTCCTGCTCGAGGCGCGCGCCCCTGAGCGTGCGGTCGCACCCGAATGCATCCCGAATGGCGTGAGCTGCGGTGACAACGTCGCGCGCCGCGATCACCACTTGGCCGATGGCCTCGGTCAGTTCGGAACTGCCATCACGCTCTGCCGCGATGCCGATCTGTTTCGCGTCGGCCTCCAGCATCGCGGCGTGGGTCGTGTCGATGAACGCGGCGGCTGCCGAGGCGAACTCGTCGATGAAGCCGGAGAGCCCGCGCGCCACCACGGTGAGACCGAGCGTGGCGTGAATTTGGCCGATCTCCTGCCGCAGACCCGGGTCCGTTCTGAGCGCCCGATCTATATTGTCGCGGGCATAAATGATCGTGGTGTGATCGCGGCGGAACACCCTGCCGAGCACCACCGTTGACTGCCGGCTCGCGCGGCATGCCAGCCACATCGCCACATGACGCGGCCGGATCGCCCCTTGATTGCGCCGGTCCGCCAGGATGTCGTTGGCCGAGATGCCGTAATAGGTCGCCGTCGCGTCAATGATGCGAAGCGCCGTCGTGCGGGACGCGCGTTCGGCCGGCATCATGACTGAGGCCTTCGCGCGTCTCCCCGCCCAGCGACCGGGAACAGTCTCACCACGTTCGCCCCGCCATCCCTGGCTGGCGGCGGCCGATCAGCCGCCGCCTCCAGTGCCAGGGCATCGGCGGCCGCGTAGTCCAGCGCCGCGCAGATGCTTTCGACCGCTAGCGGCGCGAGCTCGATGCCCCTGTGGCGATATTCGTGCAGCCGGGCCGCCATCGCGGCGAGACGCTCGCTCACCGGGTCTCTCGCGGGGCCGGCCATCACGCCTCCTCCCCGCCGCGGTTGCCCCATGCCGCCTTCACATCCTCCGCCGTGAGGTCGCGGCCTTCGCCGGCGGCGTACATGCCGGCGAGCTGCAGGGTCTTCGTGATCTGGCTGAGGGCGCCGGGCTTGCGGCCGATCGCGCGGGCCAGCTTGCGGGTCTGCTCGTCGCTGATCGCCCAGGCGTCGATCAGCGCCTCGACATCGCCGCCGAACGGCTGGAGGCGCTTCATTCGCTTGCCGATCCGGCGATGGATTTGCGCGTAGGCCGGCGTCGCCTTCGAGCCGCCGAACCGTCCGTAGAGTTCCTCGTTGCCGAGCAGCCCGATCCCGACTTCGTAGCAGTCGAGGAAGTAGCGCAGCTGGTTGACCGCGTTGTCGCCGAGATGCTGTGCCTCGTCGACGATCAGGAGCGTGTTGCGGCCGTTCCGTTTCAGCTTGTCGCCGATCGCGCGATCGAGCTTGGCGGGGTTGCGTTCGGTGATGTCGAGCGCCTGCGCGAGCTCGAGGAGCATCCCGTGCACCGTCGAGGTCGTCGGCCGCATCGTCACCATATAGGCGTGTGGGCGGACCCGGCAGTACTCGGTCGCGGTCATGGTTTTTCCCATGCCGGCGCCGAGGGTGACCACCACCATCTCCGGCATCATCTGCGCGTAGAGCAGTGTCTCGGTGAGTTCGCGCGAGGTCGGCGTGTCGATGAAGCCTGGCGCCTGTGGGATGCGCGCCGCCGCTTCGGTGAGTTCCTCGACGCTCTCGAGCCAGCGCTCGACCCGCGCCGAGACGTTGTCGTACCGGCCGTTGTAGACACCGTCGTAATACTGCGACAGCGTCCCGATCGCGATGTCGGCGCGCCGCGCGCACTCGCTTTTCGACCATCCGTAGCGCCGTGAGATTTCGGCGATCCGACCGGTCAGCCGGCGCCATCGATCCAGCTCCTGCGGCGCCAGATCGGGCTCCTGTTGAGGGGCCTTGAAAGCGCCTTGCTCGCTGATGTCGTCCATGGGAATATCCTTCCGCTAGAGACTCCGGGCGCCGGCTATCCGCCGGTGCCCTTTTTTTCGAACGGCACGATCTGGCCGTCCGGCTCGGCGAGCGCCCTCACGGCGCGGCCGAAACTCGCTGCGGCGCGTTCGTCGCTGACCCCGGCAGATTGCACGCCAGCCTCCGCGGCCAGCCGCACGACTTTGGGCCGCGCCGGAACCGGGCCGTCGTCCGGCCAGGTTGGCAGCATCCGCGCCACATCCTCGATCTTCATCTGCCGCTCGACCGCGAGGCACTCGCGCTGCAGCCGCAGCCAGTCGCGGCGGCGCTTGGCGTGATCGCGAGCGGCCTCCAGATCGTCGAAGCCCGACGCCTCGACGCACGGCGCCTCGGCGACGAACCGCCCGTCCGGCGTATAGACGGCGACCGGGGCAAGAAGGTCATGGGGATCGAACCGGACGACGAGCCGCCGACCCATATGCCCCACCAGCGGCTCGGCCCAGTAGCGGTTGCCCGCGAGGTGAACCTCGCCCGTCGGCTTGCGCGCGGTGATGCCCTCGGCCGCCATCAGGAACATGCGCCGCTGCGCCGCCGTCGCTTGCGTGACCATGGCGCCGGAGTTGATCGAGGCGCGGTAGATCTCGGCGAACGAGCGCCCCCTGGCGATGGCGGAACGCCGCCCCGGCCGCAGATTGTGCCGCACGATCTCGCGTGCCACGAGATCGCCGAACACATCGATCGGGACTGCGGTCGACCCGTAGTTCTCCGGCTTGGCGTCGGGCCGATTGCCGGTATAGGCGCCGGCGCAGACCGGATGCTTCGCGATCTCCTCGCAGAGATCCAGGAATGCCCGCTCGATCGGCTTGGCCTGGCCGTGATAGGGCGTCGTCCAGTGGACCGTGACGCCGAGCTGGGTGAGCAGCCCCGCGGGCTCGTCGTCGCGCACCTTGAAACGGTAGCGGTTCGCCATCCCTCCGGTGAGCCATTTCGCCGCGAACGCCCGGCCGTTGTCGAGCCACGCATGCTCCGGGATGCCGAAGCTCTCGATCATGTCGGCGAAGCAGGAGCGCACGGCCGACCAGTTCTCGGTGCGGTCGATCCGGTGCCCCACGATCATGCCCGAGAGCAGGTCCTGGATCGCCACCATCACCGGCCGCGAGACCGTTCCATCCGGCCACTGCGTGAAAACGTCGAAGCGGTGACCGTCCGCGTTGACCGCCTGCATCGCGCAGAACACCGACCGGTCGCGTGTCTGGTGAGGGTAGGCCCTGGCCGCCGCCTCGCGCCCGCCGCGCGCGAGTGCCTGAGCACCTGCCGGGATTTCCTTTTCGAGCCGGCGCCGCAGCGTTTTTTCGGCCGGGACCGGCGACCAGCCTTGCGCCTCGGCGGCTTCCACGAGCCGTCGATAACAGGCGGCGAATGACGGCTGCTCCGGTCGCAGGTAATCCGCCTTGATCAATTCCCACGCGCGCGGATCGCAATCCGCCGTTGCCGTGCGACCGGAGTCACGCGGCGCCAGGGCCGGCAGCCAGTCGGCGCGCGCGACACCGTCGACGAGGCGCAGCCAGTTCCACAAAGTTGAGGTCGAGACTTTCCCCCGGCCGGCGGCGAGACCGACGGCGGTGCTTGCCTCCATGCCGCCGGCCCTCAGCTCGGCGATCCGTTCCATCACCTGGAGGCGCGCCCGAGCCCGCGCCTTGCTCTTTTCCGGCAGGCTCTCGAATCGTGACCACAGTTCCGTCCGTCTCGCGGTCGCTTCGCCATCAGCCGATAAGCCGGCGGCATCGCATGCGAGCAGTCTGGACTGAGTTTCGGGCGGCAGCAGCGACAGGTGATACTCCCACCTGCCGCCGCCGCGTCCCTGTCCCGGCATGAGCCGGGCGCGGGAGGGATCTCTTCGCCAGCCGCACCGCTCGATCAACTTGCCGAGACCCCGCTCGCTCGACGGCAGCGCCGGACAACCGAGCGCCAGCAGCTCCGCCGCTGACACCCATCGGCTCACGATGCGGCTCCTGTCGCCTGGAGGCCGGCTGCCGCCATGAACCGCCGTCGCGCTTTCGCGCCGGCCCGGTTCCAGGCCTTCATCAGGATTTCGAACGCCTGATCCTCGGCACTGACCTTGCCCGCCGCGCCGCGCGCCGCGCTGACCGACCGGACGCGGCCATCCCTGATCGCCGCGGCGGCCTCGCGCTGGCGCTCCGGTGCAAGCTTCGAGAGCGCGCGCAGCTGCGCCTCCTTGTCGGCGACATGCGTCTTGCGGATCGCCGCGAGCGCGTCGGCATCGAGATCCCTGACCAGCGCGACCGCGCGCCGGATCGCACGCTCGGATAGGCCGGTCCTGGCCGCCGCCTCCGCCGTAAATCGAGTGGCCAACTTGGCCACTTGATCCCGGGAACGTGCCTTGTCGCTCCTGCGGTCGCCGCCATGGCGCGCCTCGGGATGCATCTCATCGAAGACGCGCTTGCGTTCGGCAAGATGGATCGCTCGGTCGAGCGCGGAGAGTTCCTGGCGGATCAGGTTCTCGTCGATCTCCACCAGCCGTGCTTGGAGATCGTCGACGTCCTCGACCGCCGCCAGAATATCGACGGCCCCTCTGATCTCGGCGGCGCGCAGCCGGTGGCCGCCGACAATCAGCAGATAGCGGCCCTCCATTGCCGGGGATGGACGGACCGTGATCACTTCTCGCTGGCCGGAGGCGTCCATCGACGCCGCGATCGCCTCGGCCCACGCCTCGTCGACGGGGCGAAGCCTGTTGGCCGCAACGTCGATCAGCGCCAGATCGATGAAGCGGATGTCGGGGCCCCTCATGCCGCCGGGCTCGCCATTTGCGCCAGCTCGCCGACGAGGCGCGCAATTCGCACCCGCGACGCCGCGGACAGCCTCCAGCCGATATCCGGCAATGGCTCGATGACGATGCCGCGAGGCTCGAGCTCGCGGCGCAGGATCGAGACGTGCCTGCTCACGGTCTTGCTTTTCAGCGACCTCTTGCCGATAGCGGCCAGCGCGCCGCCCACGTCGCCGCGCGACGCCGTCTGGCGATGGACCAGGACGTTGAGGATGACGATCTGCGTCCGCGCCAGGTGCCAGTCGGGTGGTATCCAGCCGTCGTCACAGAGGAATGACGCCATCTCGTCGATGCACCGGTGGAGGCGATCGACCTCGCCTCGCAGGTCCGCGACCGCGCGCCACGCGGTGGCGATTTCGTCCAATGGATCGTATGGCCGCGGCGCGCCGGTCATCACAGCATTGCCCGGGCTTTGTCAGTCAGCTGGATGGACCGGGGTCGGTTGCTCTGCCGCGTCAGGAACCCGGAGCGCTCGAGGAGCTCGACGATGTGGAAGGCCGTCGATCTGGAGTCCCAGCCGAACGCTGCACTCATGTCCTGCAGGCTCGGCGAGCACCCGTTGCGACTCTGATATTCGGCGATGAACCGGAGGAGGTACGCCTGCCGCTGAGTGAGGCCGACGATCCCCTTGCGGATGTTCGCCCCGCCCAGCGCGTCCTCGCCGGACATCATCGTGATCGCGCACATCCGGCGGGCGGCCTGCTCCAACGTGAGCCCGCGCTTCCTCGCGAAAACCGAGATCGCGGCCACTTCCCTTTCGCTGAACCGGATGGTCAGCAGAAGGGAAGTGGCGAACCGGTGAGCGTTGCGATCGTGGTGTCTTCCCGCAGCCCTCATCTCTCACGTCCTGCTGCTATTTTGGTTTCCCGAACCGGTTGGGTCTGTCGCGCGTTCGGCGACAGCTTCGACATCGCGTCCCAGGTCACGTCCGCGACTCCTCGGCTGCCGGCGCCGGCGATGATCGTTGGCCAGTGGCGGGGGGCGATGGAATTGCGGGCGATCATGTTGGCGACCGCCTGGGGCGTCACTCCGAGGACGACCGCGAACGCGCTGGTCCCTCCGAACAGATCGACGATGGCCTTGACGGTCAGCATGGCGACTGAGACATTACACGCAGCGTGTAAGCATGGTCAACATGACACGTGTTACACGCTGCGTTTAATTGCTCGCGTTGTGGATAACGACGGATGCGTCCATGAAGACGGCCGCGGACCGCCTCAGGGAGGCGCGGGTCCGGTATTTCGAGACCGCGAGCGCGGCGGCCAGGGCCCGTGGCTGGCCGGTGTCCACCTATCTGGCGCACGAGAACGGTCAAAACCGCTTCGACGAGGAGACGGCCAGGCGCTACGCGCGTGCCTTCAAGGTGAGCTGGATCTGGCTGCTTTATGGCGACGAGTCCGATGCCGCCACGACGCCGGGAGAAGACGGCAGCGTTGTCCCGATCATGGGCTACGTCGGCGCCGGCGGCGATGTGGAGCCCGACTTTGAGCAGGTGCCCGAGGGTGGGCTGGAGCAGATCGAGCTTCCGGCGCCGATCGGCATCGTCGAGGACCCGATCGGTTTCCGGGTGCGCGGCGAGTCGATGCAGCCGCGGTACAACGATGGCGACATCGTGGTCGTCGAGCGCGATCAGCCGACCGACACCGACGCCCTCGTCGGCGACGAGGCGGTGGTGAGGACCGAGGACGGCCACCGCTATTTGAAGCGCCTCAGGAGAGGCGCCCGGCCGCGCACTTATGATCTTGTGGGGCTGAACGGACCGACGGTCGAGGGTATCATGGTCGTTTGGGCGAGCCCTGTCCGCGTCATCATTCCGAGCGTCGGCCTTCGCCGCGTTTCGTCGAGATCGCGTTGGTGACCATGACCCGCCGGGCCATCGCGGTCGGAGCTGCGGTCATCGCGGCCGGTCTTTGTCTGGCCGTGATCTCGGTCCTCTCTCGTGACACGACCGGGTCGGACGACGAATGCCACACGTTCGCCGCCCGGCTTTCCGAGATCGAAGCCCGCGGGCCCGATCCCTATCGCGCCGACGAGGAGGCGGTCCTGCGGTTTCGCCTTCAGGAGTGTCAGGCTCCGTAGCCCGATCAAAAGTTCCAAATTGCCGCGCGTCGACCCGCGCCTGTCACTCGTCTAAAATCGGCTGGTTTCTGCCGACTTTTGCCCGCTCGTCCCGTCCCGGCTCGCTTTTGGAACCCGGTTCCGAATTGCCAGGCGACGTTCGGACCCGATGGTCTTGTGCGACCGCGTCCCGACGTCTTGTGTAAGCCCTTATTCGAACGGCCTTCCGCGTGTTTTCGAAGGGCCTTCGAAGCTCCACCCCCGCAAACGGCCCGACTCGCGGTTCACCTGTCCGCCGACGCCCCGACTCCAGATTCAAGTGGCCGACGATGTCACCGTCCCGCCGCCGCACCTTGCCACACGATCCGCAGAAACCCGCCGCCCAACCGCCTGTTATCGCCTCTTCCCGCCTGTTCCCGCCGAATCCAATTTCATGTGTCTGCCAACACCGGGGATGCGCCATTTTGCGGCCCGCTCCGCCAGCATTGCCCGCCGGCATCGACACCATAGCGACCGGGCATTTCA